TAACCAAATTCTTAATTTTAATTAAATCAGCTTGGCTCTTATCAAATTCTTTTTTACCCGCTGAAAAAAAAGCATCTAACTCTTTTATATTAGCAAGTTTCACCTCAATAGAATTTAATTCTACTAATTGATTATTGTACACGTCTTTTAAAATATTATCCCTCATAACTATAAACTTTATTAATTTATTATTGTAACCTTTTCACCCTCTTTGAGTGGTCGTTGTTGTCCCTGAATTATTAATTACTATTGTAGATGTAGATTGACTTTCTAGTGAGCCAATACCTTGCGCTTGTAGTGAACCATCGCAACACTTTTTAGAGTACGTTCCATCTGGACACGCGCAACCTCTTTTACCGCCCGTAGGACTTACTTTTACTGTTTTCATATTAGTTTATTTTATTCATTGTTAATATTACACTTGGAACGGCAGGATGTGGAATGATAGTATTAGCAGCTTCAAAAGTCAATATAATTGCATCGTCTTGAGTCCACATTAATTCCACATATTGCCCTGATGTCATATCTATAAAGAAATTCCATGCAGGCACTAAGTAATCAGAACTAGATTGAAAGGTTACGTGAGTAGCAGAGTTAGGAACGTCAACACCATTAACCCGTAGCCATATAATGACCTGCTTAGCCCCTCCTCCACTAGTACGTCTTAATTGCATGGAAAACTGTAAATTGTATATACCTGCATAATCTACATTTATTCGAGAATTATTACTTACAGTTACACCATTTGAAAAGATTGTAGTTCCTAGTTTAACCGCTGCAATTGCTCCCGAAGTTACTGTTTGAGTAGTTAAATCTAAAAATGAACCGTTCTTAGCAATAGAAGTTGAACTATCACTTGTCACTATTTCTTTAATCGTATTTTGTAAATGTACTTTTAGCTTATCGTTATATACGTGTAAAGTTCCATTCTCTACTGAAATATTACTTTCAGATTCTAGTATATCAGTTCGTACGTTATAAGCCGTATTTAATATCGTAGCCATATTACAAAGTTTTTAGGAATTTCTTTAACGCTTCTAAGTCTTCATCTACTATTTCAACTTCTTTTAAAGCTTCTTTATTAGAAAAGAATTTACCCTCAATAGAATAACCGTTATAAGTTCCTAGCTTAATCTCATCCCACACTTTTTGATTATCAATTTTAGACATCAAACACCACTCGCCACCCTTAGCCCCTAAATTGTAAATATTAGATTTATCGTTTTTAGCGTCTTCAACTATCCAACTTTCAATTATATTAACTCCATCGGTATTGTCTTCATGTTCCAAAGTGAACTCATTACCTTTTTGGTTTTTCATGAATAGTTCTGCTGTAAGTTGTACCGTTTCTTTACTGAATTTTATATCGTATTCCGTTCCGTCTTCATCACGTCTTAATATTTTCTTTTCAGGAACTAGAGCAAAACCTACAACAATCCTACGCTCTTCATCTACTACCTTTAACTGTATTTTTTCAGATGAAAGTTTAATAAAGTTTTCCTCAATTGCAGGTTTATCAACAAGTGAAATAGCAAACACACCATCCAACATCTCATCGTTAATAATCATTTCTATACATTGTCTTTTTTCCATATCTATATAATTTATAAAGTTGCATTTCGTAACCTATTGCGTTCTAACTCTTGGTAAGTTGTAACCTCACCACCTACCACGAAAGCCTGAATTGGTTTGCCTAGCATATCTAATTGATTTAAACCAGTTGCACCTACTAAGTTAAAATTAGGAGCACTTTGTGGGGCAGCAGGCGTAGAACCACCACCATTACCACCGCCTCCGCCTCCTCCTCCGCCAGCACCGCCAAATCCACCATATTGAGAACCTGCAATTTTAGCAATAGATACAGCACCTGAAGCCGCTGCAATTCCCGCTTCAACAAATTGCATTCCCGTAGCTAATTTTATTGGATTACCTCCTGCGGTTAATGCTCCCGTAACGGCTAAAGCTGTGTTAACAATTGCAGAACTTAAAGACAATGCTTTGTTTATTTGAAATTGTTTACGTGCGTCCTTGTCATTTTTAGCAGTGAATAATGTAGTCGCATCCTGAAGGACACTAAACGCCTGCACCGCCATTTCTAACTTTTGCTTTTGGTTTGCTCTTGTTTTAGCTGCATCCTCTTTGTCTAATTCGGCAACGTCTTTAGCGTACTTTTGTTTAATAGCGAAAATTTCACCTTCAGTTAATTCAGTATTTAATAATGTAAAATCCCTTTCGACTAGTAATAAATCTTTTTTAAATTGTAGGTTTTTAGCGTCGTCACTTATAGCACCCTCTATAAAACCTTTTTTACTTTTATATATATCTTCATCTACTTTTTGCGCGGCTTCTTTTATAGCTAAGTCATGGTCTTTTTGTAGCTGTATAGCGTCGGCATTATACTTAGCCTTAATAGCTTCTTTTTGTCCTTCAGTTAATTTTAAATCAGCTAGCGCAAAATCTCTATTTTCTAGTAATAATCCTTTTTGTGCTTCAAAAGCTTTTTTACTTAATTTGTCATTAGAGGCAATCGTAGCTTCAAAGAATCCAACCTCGCTATTATGTATAGCAATCCTATTATCTTCTATTGCCTTAGCTGAATCTGCAAGGTGTTTTGCATCGTCTGCTTTTTTCTTATCGTTGTGAGCTTTATTAGCTTCTCTATTCTTTTTATTAGCTTCATCTTGCTTTGTTTGTGCTGCCTTTATACTTGCATTCTTAGCTTCAGCTTGAGACATTTCTACATTAATAAGTTCAGCAGCATATCTTTTACTTGCTTCATCTCTTGCCTTAAACGCAGCGTCTTGCTGTGCTTGAGTTCTTTTACTATTATCGTATGTTTTCTTTAAAAAATCTTTACTTGCTTCATACTCCCTTAATAAAATACCTAAATTATCTTGAGCTCCTTTTAATTTTATAGCGTTTAATTCTTTTTCACTTGCACCCGCATTCAAAGCGTTGATTAATTGTTTATCATTTGCAAACTTTGAAGCGGCTGCTAACTTTTCATAAGCATTTTTTTGATTTTCTAAGGTTTTATTTGTAGCGGCTAGTGCATCATCTAATTTCTTTTGTGCTGCTTCACTATCTTCACTCCCTCCAATAAATGACCCTAAATATTGAACTGCCATAACAAGCCCCGCAACTAATATCCCAATTCCCGTAGTTATTAATGCAGCTCTAAAAGCCTTCATAGCAACCGTTGCAATACCCGTGCTAGTAGATGTTCCTAACATTGCAGAACCTTGCAACTTAGTAGCTACTGTTTCCTCTATTACTGCGTTAGTAGTATCTTTAGCCGCTTTAAAACTACCCGTTTGTATAAAGTTGTATATACCTTGAAAAATAGAAGTAGATTTAATTACTGCTCCTAATTGCTTAAAACTGTCTATACTTTCCCCAACAGATTGCAACCCCTGAGAAATAGCCATAGCACTTTGAACTTTCAATAACGCCGCTTCAACCTCTTGAGACTTAACACCTACTAAATTCATAGCACCCTCGTATGCAGCAAATCCACCCGCTACACCACTAATCGAAGCGGTTACAGATTTAAACTTTGCATCAGGATTGAACGCATCAGTTAAAGCCTTAGCATCTCCGATTTTATCTTTAAGAATACCGGCAGCCTTTGCAGCATTGGAAGCCTCAACAGAAGCCGCTCCAAACTTTTCCGACATCTTAGCAACCTCCGCCTGCGCTTCTCGTAATTGAGACTTTAAACTACCTAAGTTTGTTTTTACTTCTAAGTCAATAACTTTACTTTCTGCCATTTCTAATACGTTTCTTTTGTTTATACTTATCGACTATTGTATTCTGTATCTTATACTTTCCTTTTGCAATATCAATCAATTCACTTTGTCCGTAAAATTCATCAATTGCTAGCAGTTCTATTATTTTTTGTATCATTTCGTTTGTATTATAGGAATGGATATTGTTTCTGTTGTATCATCGTTGTAGGTATAAAGCAAGTCTATTGATATTAATATACTATCACCCAATTCAGACCTTAGATTAACGTGTGTTTCATCAATTAATTTACTACTATCCTCACCTATTAAACTAAAGTAGTTAGCAGTAACTGCAGGAATAGTAACGATTACATCAGTATCAGTGTAAATTGTAGATTCTGAAAACGTAACACCCGCAGTTGTTGACGTTAATACGCAGCTTTTAGTACCGCCCTTCATTAACACACCTATATGAATATCCCCTCCCAAATAATCAGTTTTAAAAGGTTTACCCCCGCTCCATGTTTTACTTCTTACACTTCTAAAATCATTTAATAAAACTAAGTCAACTATGCCCTTTGTAATATCACTTTTAATTTCGTTAATTATATAACGCTTATCTCGTATTATTAAACGGTCATTTAATTTTAGCTTAGTAATTAATGACAACGGAAATACACATTTTACTTTTGTTAACCTATTTTTGTTGTTGAATAAGTTTAATAAGTAAGGCTCGTAATATACTTTGTAAAGTGAGTTTTCGATAGGTGTTAATAGTAAACTAGAATTATCATTACCAAAATTCAAAGAATAATTAACTCCTGATAATTTCATATCTTGACCAAACGGCATATAAGTTGAAACAGTAGAGGTAGTAACCCCGTTGTTAAACTTAAAACTACAATTCTGCTTATCATACATATAAAGTAAAATAGGCTTAGGTATGTAAGGTTTGTAATCAGGCTCTTTTGTTAAGCAATATCCAACTTGTAAATCTGTACCCGTAAACTTCTGCATTATTAGATTTTCAAAAGGAACGGTAATAGCAAAGTCTGCACCGTCAAAAGTGGTAGCAGTTTTCACATCTCCATACTTCAAAGAGTTTAGCTCAAAGTATTTTTTATTTAAGAAGCTTTCAGAATCCGCGTGAGTGAACGATATAGTTTTAAACAACTTAATACGTTCTATAATTATGCTTTCTGTAGTTGTGTAAGTTGTTATATCGTGAACCTTACCTTTGTTATACCAATCCTCCAAAGGCTCTATTTGAAAGGTATCTAAAGCTAAAGCATAGCAAGTTAAATTAAATTCTTTTAACACACCGCTAAAGAAATCAGCAATAGTAATATCAGGCATTATGCTATTGATATCCGTATTAGCTGAAAGTGTTTGCGTAGAGCAATAAATATATTGTGCAGTAGTATAAGGAGTAATTATAGGCGACCCAGCGCCTGCACTATCGTCTTCGTAAATTAAATCAGCTTGAAATTTTATATACGAATCAAAAGTAATAGCAGCATCAGCACGAATAAGTATATAAATATCACTATCTAAACTTGGGTTATTATCAAAAGACCATACCGAATACTCTACATCTGTACCCATACCACTACCCGTATGAACTAATACACCATCTACATAAACATCAAAATAATAGTTGGCTGATAAATTAGAAACGTTAAACATTTTAACTCTAACATCCCATGACCCCGTAGTATACCATCCAAAAACCATTAGATATTGAATGTTTATAATATTGGTAGTAAAATTAGGTGTTATATTAGTAAAAGCATAAGAAGTCCCAGCCGTTGCAATATCCATTATTTGCGACTGATTAAAACTATCATTCACATCTTTATTTTTGCAATATAAAAAGCAATTTGTAAACTTCTTATTATTTAAGAATATACCAGTAAAATGAACACCAAACATTGATTGAATAGCTTCAAATATTTTAATAACTTTTATTGCAGGAAATAGTTCGTTATATGCTATATGACCCGGAGTAGTATTTATATCCGTTGCCGTTGAATCTCCATAGCTCCATAATCTACTAGAACTTATTAAAGGGTAACGTATATCATAATCCGTAGCATCTAAGGAAATCCTATCCTTAACCTCGTCACCTGTAAACGGGCTTGTAAAATCTGAATAGTCTAAATCTTTTAATTTTAAGACGCCAAACATATCTTTTAAGCTCGTTAAATTACCATAGAATGTAATTGTATAGCTCGATACTTTACCGTTCACTACACTACTATCTTCTATTTGTATTCGACCACTTCTAAACGGTGTTTGTTCTATTTCAATATAAGCGTTTCTTTTAACTCCATGCTGTAAAGTTGTATCTACATCACTATTGTAAAAGTGTTTAAATATAGCGTTATTTATTGGTGAAGCAGGAACGGTAAATGACTTTGTGAAATCTGTGAACGTTTTAGATATATCAGCAATATTCTGCACCGACATAGATAAGTCAATAGCTTGCTCGTCAAATAATTCAATCTTACTGTAATCGTTACTATCAGGAACCCCCTCAATATATATTTGTACAAATCTTTTCATATAATAGACATGATAGTATCAAATGAATAATCGAACTCTAAAGAATAATTAATATTTTTTGTATTTATAGACTTGAATAATTCAGTTTGTTTAGTCTTAATAGTTACGGGCAAATCATTAAGTATTATTTTTTCGCTTAACATAATCTCTTTGATAGTTTCTTTAAATGATTCAGCAACCCACCCAGTATTGCATTTAATTGAATCCCTACCGTTAGCATTAAAAGTTTTCTTTTGTCCTTCAAATGGTTTAAAAGATACGATTGACGCGTTCATGATATTAAACTCCTGATTAGTCATATTAAAACTATCATTTGAAGCCTTGAATAAAAATTCCCGTTGCCACGCTCCGTATTTATTTACAAAGTCAATTGGTAACGCTTGATATTTACACTCTTCTCTAGGCATAAAAGTATATGTTCTTAACACGGCATCAGCACTTGTTTTTATCTCTAACTTATTACCATGCGCCCAATATGTAGGGTAAACTCTAAAAGACGTTTTCATCCCACTTGAAACAAATGTAGCCGTATTAACTGCACCATTAACTAAATCAGTATAAACCGCTTTTTGTCCTGCAGTAACCTCTAAGGTTAAATCCCCTGCCTTAGTATTAATATAGGTTAAATCACTATCGTAATGGTAATAATAAGTGCCTTCGTCTAACAAATACTGCCCTCTATCGTAGTTATACCCATCTGAATATTCTGCATATCCATCAAAAGCATAGTAAGTTGTAGTATCTAAATAAGTTCCCGTATTTTTGTACCGTTTAATAGTTACATTACAGTAAGCAGTTGACCCTAAAGCAGTACCTGTACTATTGTAGTTTATAGGTCTTAAATTAAAGTTTATGTATTCACGAATATAAGGTGAAACATCGTAGTAAGTTGCGGGTGCAGAAACACTAGGAATAGCCTTGCTTAGTGTGTAAGTTGGTGAAGTGGGTGCAGAGCCCGTACCGTTCCATAAAAATATATCAATCTTACTACTTGTTTGCCCCGTTTCATTAATTGTAATTATGTAAGGGCTTCGTGCAAATATTCTATTACTCATATCTTAGGTTGTTGTATTGTCATATCAAATAATTCTAAAGCATCTAATCCAAACTTATCTACTAATTCAGATGGTAATCTTTTATAAGCAGCTTCAAAAGGTTTAGTAAAAAATAAACTCGGTTTAATACCGTTCTTAAATATAGACCTAGCAATAGCGAATTTTAAACCTTGCCTAGAAACAAATTTACCATTCTTACCACGTGGTGCAATACCTCTTCTTACAATCCACTTATCTAAACTCCTTGTCGGAGGCATCTTAGTTGTATAGTTGTACGGTGTATCATATTTCTTTTCTATACCGCTTACCCCTTTATCTTGAAAGTGTCCATAGTCTTCCATAAAGAAGTCCATACTAAATGAATTAGGCATAGCCTTAGCTTCACCCCTCAAAGAATTATATAACTTCTTACTGCTATTCTTTTTTAATTTAATTAAGTTCTTACAGCTTTCACTAATTACATAAGCTTTAAACTTATCTAACTGTTTTTGAACTTCGGATTTATCTAACATGAACTCATTTCGTTAGGAATTAATACATCAAATGTCATAGTCCAACCTGCTAGTAAGTTTTCAAATCTATCAGTAAAAGGCTCACAACTTGGCTCGCCCTCTAATTGGTAATTATCCTTAAAGGTTTCTCCATTAGTTAACTGTGCAACTATTCTGGATAACATTATAAGTTGTGTATTTAAAACGTCTTGCCTATTGTTATTATCTTTGAACATATCCGTAGGCTCACTCTTTGAAATGTCTACAATATCCATAGCAACTATGCTAATGTTAGCTTTTAAAACATTTGGTAATATAGAAACGTTATTAACTATTATATGGCTTAAAGGAAATATAGTTTGCTTAGATAAATCCACATCGTATAAATCCCCTTCAGTAACCTGATTTACAAAAGGTGAATCTATTAGTAATTGTTTTAAAGTATCGATTAAAGTATAATATCCGCTCATCTATTTTGTCTTTTTATTTGTGCCACCTCAACGGCTAATTTTTGTTTTTCAAATGTTAAATACGTTAAGCATTGGTGAAGTGAAAGTGCGGTAACTGCATCGAATCGCTCCAAGTTTCCCTTAGCGATTGCATAAATTGATTGATACCATCCCCATCGTTTGCTAAATTGAGTTGACTCGCTAAAATCGTTTTCATCTGATTGCTCATCTTCTTCTCCAAAAAGTGTGGGATAGCCTTTATTAATTCGTTTCCTAAAGTCCAAAAAAAAACACTAGCTGCAATTGCAATACCACAAGGCGCAAACTTCATTACGTCTGCATAGTTTACAGTCCCTGAATACTCCTGAATTTCGTAAGCGTTACCCTTAGTTTTTATAATTGGTCTATACATAGCAGCCATAGCCTTATGCATATCCCCCCAACTTGAACTGTACTTAACTATATCAATATATTCACCCATACTTATATCTTCAATGCTAGGAATAAATCCGAACTCTTGAGCGCCTATTTTAAATCTGTGTGTAAATTCATTTTTAGTAGCAAATAACTTTGAAAAATGTGTAATCATTTCAGCTACTGAACTAAGCTTAATTTTAACTACGTCTTTTAAATCAATACCACAGAATATCTCAATCATTTTCATAGAGATAAACTCTTCATCATTTGAAGTAGCGCAAACCTCTTGAAACTTTTGATAAGCTCCTAGACTAATTTCATTTACGTTTGTTGCTCTTGTAACTTCTAACTTCATACTTATAAACTAATTTAATTCATATTTGTACCCCCTATCTAATACCGTAATTTCCGACTGGCTTAATCTCGAACCAATATCGCATCATTATAGAATCCCACTCATCAGGTGAACGTCCTATCATTTCTTTAATCTTATCTTTTGGAATGATTGACAAACGCCCATCCTTATCAATGTCCTTCATTTTAATCTGCTCCATCTCTTCACTCGTAATATCCCTTACATTTCCATCATTGCAAATCTCACCTACTTCTTTTAATACTATTTTCTTAGCCATTAAGATTGAACATTGACTCTTTAAATTGTCGTAGTTTTCTCCGTTCAATGCTTTACTATTATTTACAAAACCGTTTATCTTTGGCTTAGTGAAATCTATTAAACCACCCCCTACTCCGTCCTCATCTGCTATCACATTGCTAGAACTTATACCGTGCTTTCTTTGTAGTTCGTATAGTTTTTCTAATACCATATCTAAACCACTTTTAGCAATCTCAAATCTATCAATGACAAGCCAACCGTGCCATACTCTAAAAACCGTTTTATCTTTACCCATACGAGCAACGTCAATAGTCATGTATTTCTGTCCTTCACGCTTAATATGAATAGGGTTAAAATAATCTATAATACTATCTTGGTCTATAAGCGTGCTAGGGTCATCATCGTACTCCCAATTACCGTAATACAATCTTTGCTTACTGTTCTTATCTAACTGCAATAACGATTTTAAGTAAGACGGGTGCAAGTGTGGGTTATCCTTTGGGAGGGCTTGTATGAACTTTCTGTAAGGTAGTAAGGTATTGTTCTTATCAGGGGAATAAAACTCTTTATACGTCCAATTCTTAGCAGGGTTACACGTGCCTAAAATCTTCGGCATTAAATCGTATTCGTTAAGCTTGTATCTAATCCTAGATTTTACTATTTGCCATGCTTTATAAACAACCTGATTACATTCATCAATAAACGCTCCCGTAATCTCAAGCGAACCTAAACTATCATAGTTAGGGTCTGAAGGATACAGAAATAAATCTTTTAATATTATCTCACTACCGTTATTAAAGTAGATAATATTCGATTGAGCGTTATAGTTGTATTCAGCTCCAATATTTAAAGAAGCTGACAACTCAAAGAAAGTGTTTAATGTAGTTTCTTTTAACGTTTTTAGTTTTGCTCTACCCATTAACCACCTTGTGCCTTCGTACTTTTGGCACATAGATATTAACCACAAGCAACCGAAAGCAGATTTGCCGCCACCCGCAGCTCCTCCGTATAAAACTTCTTCAGTTGTCCTGTCGTTTAGATAATAGGTTGCGTGTTCCTGCTTTACTAATAATCTCAATCTTTTTTAGGTAATGTTTGAAACCACTCATTCATCTCTTCACGTAGTTTACCACTGCAAACGTAATCATCTAAGAATTTATGCGGGTCTGTGCCACTAACATCTACGTCTAATTTTAAACCGTTGTATTCACATTCACTTTTTACCCTGAATGTAATTACACTTCCTTTAGTCTTTAATATTTTGTACTTCATCTTTATTTGGATTAATGCCTATTCCTAAACTAATAATGTTTTGTATCTTTTCTCCTTGTGTTGTAATATCGGTTTGTTGTTTAGGTAAACTAAAGAAGTATTTAAACCACAATTCAATAGCCCATTTCTCACCTCCCTTCATAGCATATTCTAACTGCTGCAATGCTTCAGGTAAAAATGGTTTTAAGTTTTCATAAGCATCTTGCAATTCACTTTTAGTCATCAACCTTTTATCATCAGGTCGAACTGCTTTTGTACTATTGCCGCCATTTAAACTTCGCTTATCCATATTCAATTCAAATCAATTAATTGATTATTCAATATTAATCTTGTTTATATTCAGCATGTAACAATCTCAAATCCTTAAGAATATCCCTCCAACAGTCTCCGCAACTTGTAGCCATCTGTTTATCATTAAATACCCTGTTATATATCTTGAGTAGATAGCCTTGTTCAGCTGGTGAAACTTGATTTTTAAACGTCTTGAAAAAATCTGTAAGGAATTCATGCTCTGATTCGATTAAACATTCTATTTTTTTGTACTTCCATAACTTGTTAAGTTTCTCTTTTCGCTCCTCGCATCCACAATCCTCCCCTGCAATAAAGTGTACTAATTTATCTACTCCCGTGGCGTGTAGTATTTTTTCTACAGTATCACCTAATCCTTTGCTTACTCTTCTTTTTGCCATTATATTAGTTATTTATAGTGTTTATTTATGTTTTTAGCTGTTATATTAGTTCGTAATCTTTGTTTATTAAATCCTGATAATCTTCACCTACATTTTGCCTTAACCTACGATAGCAATTCTCTAACGTCCTTTGTATGCTTCTCAAAGTTATTCCACTACCTTTTGAAATATCACGCATTGAAATTGAATCGTTCATGTAGATAGAAAATAGTAGTTGGTCGTACATATTCCACTTAGTTACTTCTTTGTTAATCTTTACGTTGAAATTAGAACGCGCTTTAACCTCATCTAAGGTACAATTCTCATCTATTTGTATATCATAGTTGCTTAGTGAAATCGTTAAGTTATCCTGTTTAAATTGTTGAAACTGTAAATTTCGTAAAGTAATCCAAACATAAGACTTTGATAGCACCCCGTTTTTAAACAGTTTTTCATAGGATGATAATTTGTTAAGTCTTAAATACATATCTTGAACTACGTCTTCGCAAGTATCGGAGCTTACACCAAATGACCGCACAATCTTACACCATTCAGAATGATACTTTGATAGCTCTATCATTAATTTATTACTCATCAATTCAAATAATATGTAAATACCATTGCCAAAGATACGTTTTTTTTCGTTCTACAATGATAGTTAAAATGTAAAAGTAGTATTTTAGTTTCAAATATATCCATTATTCTTAAAAAAGTGTAGTTAAACGTGCGACCTGCCCGAACTCCTTATGAAATATAAAACCCTCAATAGCTAAAGGTGAATGTTGGTAACCGCTTTTATGATGCCAGCTATCTGCAGGGCTAGGTGAACGTAATGACTCTATTTGTACGCTCATAATATCGCGGCTGGTCTTGTGATGGACGTGGTGAGTAAACCAATAACGGTGCTTGCAGTCGTGCCAATAATTTGAAGCCTCATGGCACATTAGTAATGGTAAATCATTTTGCTTCGCTCCGTCTCCGTGAGTAGTTCCGATTAGATTTTTACCGTAGGTTGTATATTTTCTATGTGATGGGCTTCTATTAAATTCTATATTCGAATGCGTGTTATACCATGAATAAAGCGAATCCATTAGAAAAAATCCGCTCATTTCATCATGATTAGAGACGTTATAAATTACTTCTAGGTCTGCAATTTGTACTAAGGTTTCTATAATGTCAATGTATAATTGTTTAGCCATTATGAACGCGTCGAACCATTTTAAGTGCGTGTCCTGTTGTGTGCCTTTTGTCGTTTGGCTCCTAGCGTTATCCGTATTTAAAACGTCGTTACCAACTATTAAAATAATCTTGTCAATGTTGAAATATTTACTTTTCTTAAGTATTGAATAAACGCCTTGCTTAACCCTTTGAACTGCAATTTGTGAGTTGTATTCCTCTCCCGTTTCAAATGCAGAACAAAGTTTGTTTATATGAATATCGGCGGGGTCTATAAGTAAAGCGTGCGAGTCCTCGATGAGTTTGGAACGTTCAATCTTAATATGGTTAGGTCTAATCTTTTCAACGGCATCTATAAAATCCTGTTTAAATTCATGATAGTTAAACGTAGTGTCTTGACCTTTAACATTTATAGAATAGTGTTCACCTTTATACCAATAATGCTTAACCTTATCTATGTCTATCCCTACAGCTTCGCACTCCTGGTTTATTCCACTGTTTACCCTACGGTTTATTAATTTACCTATGCTTCGTCTATGGTTATGGTTAAATTCAATTCCTTGTTCTTGGCATATAGTTCTGGCTACATTTGTCCTTCCAATCCCAGAATTAAATAGCTCCATTATTCTATCAATGTTTTCTATCATAAGCTAAAGGTAAACAAGTTTTTTAAATAGATATATTATATTCTGATAAATACGAATGTATACTATCTCTTAATCCCTGTGCTAAATCAATTTCTTCTGATGTAGCTTCTCTATTTCTGTAAACTCCATGCTTAGTTATGCTTCTTAAATCATTATCTAACTGATGAAGTATTACGCTATACTTATAGCCATTCAATGCCATATTAATATCGTCTTGCTCTTCTACTGAATCGAACTCAATTATTACCTTTCCCATATTATTTGTATTTTCTAATTAATTCAAAGGTATACTTAATATCATGCCAATTAATATGATAAGTATCATTATTCATCGAAGGATACCAACCAATGCAATGACCGTGATTAGCATTCTTAAAATCATCTCGTTTAATTACATTACCGTTTACACTTCTTAAATAAATCCAAGGTATGTTTCCTGTTAGTTCAACATCAATACCTATTTTCTTTAATCTCTCAACTAATACATCTAGCTCGTTCATTTCATTATATCTTTTAATTGGTTTATAATTCCCTCGTTCCTACCACCCCAAAACATCTCACACGTAAATTTGTTTTCCACTATCTTAAATGGAGGCTCACTAAAGTAGCTTTGTCGGTGTTCATTTGCGTACGCTGTAAATCTATAACACTCTTCTTTTTTAGGGCAATTAGTGCCGCTACACATTGTTATGTCCATATCGTTTCTATTATATTTTTAAACTCATCTAAACTTCTTACTATGTAATATTCAAAATTTTGTTGTTCTATTTGTTTTTGAATATACTTTTGAATTTCGCTTTGTTTACCTTTCTCATTCTTAACTTCGACAAATATAGTTGAATTATCTTTAAATAATATTAAATCAGACATTCCATTTATATTACACTTAACAATCTTTAAAACTAAATAACCATTTTTTTTTGCTTCGGCTATTATTTTACTTTGAATAATTGATTCTAACATAGTCTTTTTTAAAATAATTACTTGTATATTTTTTCTTATCTTTTACTACTTTATAAATTTTCTGTTCAATACCGCCTTTTGAAAATATCCAAAAAACTTCATTACTTAATCTTTCTTTAGTTGTAAGTCTATCTCTAGATTGAAAGTAAGACGTTGCAGAAAAATCAATATTAAAATAAACTAAATATTTTGCTTTGCTTAAATTAACACCTTCACGTCCTGAAACAATTTGATAAGCAATAGATTTATTCGTATTATTAAACTCTTCTAATTCAGTTGTTAACTCATCTTTAAATACTTGCTTTAACATCTCTAGTTCTGCTTTAAATTTATAGAATATAGCTAATTTAATTCCTTTAAATCTTTCTTTTATAAATATAGCTTTACTATCATCCAAAATCATTGTGTTGCCACTTTCAAATTTGACAGTCCCTGAAAACATTTGATGGAATTTACTCATTAATTTAACAGCAGTATCTCCTAAAATAGTTTCAGTTTGACCATCTATAACTAAATCTTTTGCTAGTTTATCAATCAATGAATATGTTATAGGTTTCATATCGCAATACATAATATTTTCTTTTACTTCCGTTTCAAATCCTGCTTCTTTTTGTGTAAATGTTATTAAATAGTCTTTAATCTTATCGTTTATCATTTCTACATTAGCATCTGAATAATCATTAATAAAACCAAAAGAAACTCGTTTTTGTTTTACGTTTACATAAGCTGAAGCCCAAGCATAAAAAGTAGGATTAGGAAAAGGACTGTATAAAGAAACCCAAAATTGATGATAAATCTGTGAGAAGGATTCTGGAGTAGGTGTCCCTGACAAAAAAATCATTGGTAAAGTATTAAATCTTTGCGCAAATTCCTTTGTATACTTACCGGGTTTTGGGAAAGCTCCAAATCTATGATGCTCATCATGTATTATCAAATCAAATTTACCTTTTACTTTACTTATAGATTCATCATTGATAACTTCTATTTCAAAATCATTTACATAATTAAATTTAGTGTAATCATCAATAATACTAGATATAGCTTTTTTCTTTGTTAAAAACAAAACTCGTTTTGCTCCATATAATTTAGCCGTTTCTAAAGCAGTTAAAGTTTTACCTGTTCTAACTTCCATTGATAAATAGACAATCTTTTTAACCCTTAATATTTTAACAGCTTTTAATGAAAGTTCAATCTGATAATCTCTTAATTTATAAATCATTTGAATTGAGATTTAAAATAATTTAACTTCTCTTCTAGTAATTGATTTTGTCTTTTCAAAGTTTGTATTTCCACATCCAACTTACTAAATTGATATTGGATAAACATAAGCCGTTTTAACGTGTTTTCTATAATCTTTGTATCTATGTCTTTAGATTGTTGCTTTAATAGCGTAGCTTCAGTCCTAAAGGCTAAATTCTTTATGTAATGAAATGCCGTATTAATATCTAATTCAGTTCTTAAATTACCGTTTATCTTTTCATGTTCTGATAATTCTATATATTGTTTAGCTAACTCCTCTTTGATGGATATGAAAGGAGTGTTTAGTATTATACATTTTGGGTTAGTTAGTTCCATTTGTCTAAGGTTTTTGGATTAATATTAGTTTTATTTATTTTAAATTTTTTAATACCACCAGGTGAAACACTTTCATATTCATAATTATAGAAATCACAATACTTTTTAATACAAATTGAAACCTTATTTTTTGTTAATTTATTTCTGTCAAATTTATTAATCAATTGGCTTTCATAGAAATCATAAAACCACTTAGATTCATACCATTCATTAGAAATTAAACCTATTAAACATTCCATTAACTCTTTAGTCAACTCAACCTCTAACTTTTTAAATGGTAAAGAAATACTATTATATTTCATTAAACCAAAACTTAAATATTTCTTAATACATTCAATCATGTAACAATCAAATCTAGCGTATTCCTGACTATCCCAATCATCAAAAAGCATATGACCAAAGAAGTCCTGAGGGGAATGATTAGCGTTAAAAAAAGAACTTAATTCGACCTCAAACTTTCTAGCGTCATGACTTCCTCCTGTTCCTTTAATGACATAATTTGTAGTAATTAATATCTTTGGCGAATCTTCTACGGGTAATTTAATAGTATTTTGTCCTTTGTAAGTAATTTCCATTCCCTCTGTAATCATTGAAAATAAATTTATAAAAGCAAAATTAGGCTTTACATCATCATAAACTAATATTTGACAATCGGTCTTAATTGATTGATAAGGAAATTGATCTAAAAAAGAAAATGATTTACCATTTAAAGATTGTACCCTTTTCATTAATCCTAAAGCATTCCAAAGTAAACCCTTACCACTCCTTCCATTTGGCTCATCGCTTATCATTTCATCATTTAAAATAATAGCTTTATTGTCTACTTTTGACTTGTAACTATGAATCAAATAACCTATCACACTTTGAAACGTATTATATCTATCTACATTCTCACCGCTTATTTTCCATATAAAAGTTCTAAACTCACTTTCATGGTGGTCTGATTCAATGTATTTTCTTTTAATAACCTGGTCTTTCCAAATTGAAACTCCAAAATCACTATATTTTTTAAGAATTTTAACATCTTTTTTTACTTCTAAAATTCCGTTTTCATAAAACAAATATGCTGTATCTTTTGTATCTTTTAATACCTTAATTTCTTTTGAAACTATTTGACTTAAAAAATCTCGTTTAAACGTGGTTGTCTTTCCAGCCATTAGATTGTAAACTGATTCATTGTCCTCACTATCTAAAACATAATCTAATACATAATCCTTAATATCTGTTTCGTCTTTTATCTCTAAAAAAATCCCTTCTTTTTTTATTAAATTAAAAGAGCTGTTTTCATTAGGCCTATTCTTAAAAAATCCACTACCTTCTAAAAATCTTCTAAAACCTAAAATACTTAATGATGGCTTACCGTCTTGACTTATTCTCCAAAATGGTTCTAAATTATTATTATTCATTTTCAATTTCAGTTAGTATATTAATATTAAAATATTTTTTTTTATCTATTACAGAAAAAACATATTTACTTACATTATTATCAATTAAGTATTTCATGACAAAATATTTAACTTCAAATAAATGTATGACTTTTATTATATCATTTTCCTTTAAAACAACTTCGTAACTATTAAAATATTTTCTTTTAAAGAATCCATTATTTTCTAAAAATAAATTAAATAATCCCTCATTAATAAAATAACCACCTAAATGTCTTTCACTCCAAAATTCTTCACTCATAATTAACCGTTTTTAAAAACAAAAATCCCTATTAAAAAGCCACGGTCAAACAGCTGTTTTAATAAGGATTTTCTAAAAAATTTCTTTATATGGATTTGACCGTTCCGTTTACAAATATAAGTATAATTTTCTAATCAACAACAAATAAATTAAATTAAATGTTTTTACGGGTTTTTACGGTGTTTTTACGGTGTTTTTACGCAACTTTTTACGGCTCTTAAGTCAATGACAGTAAAGGTTTAACTATCAACTGTAAAAACTTTAGATGTTTTTTTAGGAAAAAATAAAAAAAAATTGGAAAAGCGTGTTTTATATATCTATAATGACTGGTACTTTTTTAAAATGTTTTTACGTTTTTATCATAAACCGTTACTATCATTGGTTTATAGACTGTAAAAACATTCTTATTAGTTGAATCAACTTTTTACGCTTAACTGTAAACTTTTGATTATCAATACTAAAACCCGTAAAAACATTTATTTTAACTTTTTACGTTTTGGTTTAACTTTTTACGTTTGGTTTAATTTTGCGAAAAAAAATCCTACTAAATTAATAGCAGGATTATCTAATTATAATCTTTTTACTCTTATTTATATTAATTCTAAATAGTGTTTTACCCCTCCCATCTCTTATATTCTGCTGTTTACGTAGGCTTTGCTCGTCATATTTAAGCATAGTTTTACGTTGACTATCTAGGTTGTATTGGTGAACGCTAGTACTACATGATAATAATAGTAAGATTAGTAAGTATTTCATGCACAAATATACGGTAAATGATTGTGTTTGTAGTGTATTTGTGTTTCGGCAGTAAGTGAATAATAGTGCAAAAGTAAGAATAAGGGGAGCTTTAGACAAAATAATTGCGTTTATTTTACTCCCCCTATTCAGTTGCTTAACCGAACAATACGCATTAAGCAGCTATGTTAACTTATCTTTTCGTTGGCTTCAACAATATGATACGACGTTATAAGTAATATTATTTCTATTGGGCATATCTAATATCGGCTGGATTAATATAGTTTTTTAATTTTATAATTTTTGAATATTTAGGTATATCAATTCCGTGTTGTGACATTTCACCATCTCTTTTTTTTATCTTTTTAAAATGATAAGTATATCCTAAATAACCATCTTTCCTATGTGCAATATAATAAATATAACCTATTTCTTTTTCAGTTCCGTAATCTCGACTTTCCCAAGTTACTTCGACCATTTGACCAACTTTGAATTTACATCTTTTTACTCGTTTATTTTGTAATTCTTCAATACTTTTGTAAAAATTATATTTAAGTTGTTTTTCAATTATATCTAAATCTTTCATATTTTTTACTTTTAAATTAAACAACTATAACACTTGATTAGCGCAACTTCGCAGACGCTAATACGGTCGTTATAACTTATCTAAATCAGACTTTAACCTTGACACTAAGCTATCTTCTCCGTCATCACCTGAAAGAAACCAGTCAATCCTTTGAGCGTATACCTCAGCTTTTTTTAACGCGTCAATACCATCTTTAAATATTTGCTGTACGTCTTCTCTATAAATCTCTTCATACCTTGCCTCAGGGTATTTCTCAAAGTATTCTTTTTGCCAAGGTGAAAAATCTTTCTCTTTACCTTGTTTATCTAGTTCATGCTGAATAATCTCTAAAATCTGTCTTATTTTATATTGATTGTAATCAAATGCTCCACCGCTCATAATTTAGTTTTTATTAATATTTATCTTTAATTCCGTAATAAGCAAAACAAAATGCCATTATAGCTACCGCTATTCCACAAATTATTATAAACACTGTCATAACTCAAAACTTTTATTAAAAAATTCTCTTAATTCCTTTGTATTTTGTATCTGCTCGTCTGCTACCCCCGCTAAGTCCTCATCTGATTGCTTATAGTACAGACTATTACTAAACATCTCTAACTTCTTAAGCAAGTCCGTTGTGAAGAACTCTGGCAATACCTCGTTAAGCTCCTCAAAGTTTTCTAAAAATAGCGGCTGCATTGTCATTGTCTCAGCTATTAGCTTATTATAGTGCAGTTGGTTGTTAATTAACTTCAACTTTCGTTCCTGTGTTTTAAATTTCTTATTCATATTCGTTATTTTTAAACCATTCTAAGCCTTTTAAACACTTGTTAAATGCTATCTTATCTTTACGTTCGTATTTGTTTCTTAAAATACCCCCGTTGTGTTCTCTAGTTAGTGGCATTAATCTAGTACGTTTAAACTGTTTTAGCCATTTCATGTATGCTATTTCGCTATCCATATTTTTAAATTTTACTATAAAATAATTTCTTTGATAGATTGTGTACTTTTCCGTTATCACATTGTATTCTGTACTGTTGCTTATAAGTTTCTATGATTGTGTAAATGTTCAATGTACTTATCAAATTAGCGTATCCAGCGCGTGCAATTACTTGTTTAGCTTCTAAGAAGTTTGGCTTAACGTAGTCTATCCCTGTTGTGTACTCGCTGCAGTTTTTGTGATGGTGTGTTTCTTTGCACCCTACTAGACAATATTCTGTTATCATAGCTTTTGAAGTTCCAATTTTACTCTATCCCAAAAATCAATCATTACTATATCGTGTAACTGCAAGTGTTCTAAAACCTCATCACAACATATCATAGCGCATAATACGCTTTGGTCGTAGTCAATATTAAAGTCTACTGTCATTTGTCTTATTAGGTGTTCTGATTTTTCCTTAGCTGTCATTTCTTTTTTTATTAGTGTAAATTCGTTTATTACTATATCAATTGCTAGTGTTAACTCCTTAGGGTATATCATTTCTGTATCACCTCCTAGCCTCCATTCTTGGTGTCTTTTTAAAAGGTTTATAGCTTCTTCTAGTTTCATGATTTAAAAGTTTATTGTAGTATTCTTGTATATAATCGGAATTTTTTCGGTTATTGTATAAAAATATAACATTTCATGATTTAAAAGTTTCGTTATAATACTCTTCGCTTGTTTCTCTTGGGAAAATATTTTCATCTTTTGTAATGTCTAAACAACCTATACAATATGCTTCTATAATCTGTTGCTTCTCTTGTTCTAACATAAAATTTAATAAATTTAAAATCTGTTCCTTTGAATACGTTGACTGCATCTTATCATTTTCAAATGAATGTATCAAATGTTCTACTGCTGTTTTCATGGTTTCAATATTTTTAAATCCGCTTCTACTAATCTATTAATTAATTCAAAGGCTAATTTAACAAGGCTGTTTGCATCGTCTTTTAACCCGTTATTTTCTGTTATCATTAAGATATTAGTAAGGTCTATCTCGCTAAAATCTATAATGTTTTTCTTCAATTGTCTTTTCATTTTGTAAGTATTTCGTAAACTGTTAACCCTATCATTATTCCTACTAATCCTATTATTGTTAAGAATAATTTTAATAGGAACCTTATCTCTTTTATATTCTCATCATCTTGAAACTCTCTCATCTTACATCGTGTCTTAGGTCGTATTCTCTATTTTTTAGGTCAATGTATGCCTTTGTTGACTTCTTTTTTAATGCAGCCCAAATCTCATCGCTTGAGTAATCTATACCATCTACTTCAACTTTGTAGATATTTAAAGCGTTTCTTTGCTCGTCTTCTAGTTGTCTATATTGTTCCTCTTCCATTCTGAAGTGTAGAAATTCTCTTCCTGCTATACTCATCTTTTAGTTATTCCGTTAATTACTAATTGTTGTTGTGCTGTTAATGTGTATGCTGTTTCAAGCTTGTCGAACACGTCTAACTCTAATCCTTCGTATCTATTAACTGCTTTCTCAAATAATACTACAGAACAAATAGGTTTCGTAATTGCTTGTGGCGCACTGGCTTTTTGTCCGTCATCATCATCAGCTTGTAACGATAAAATCGCCGAAATTTGGTACCTGCGATAGTACGTTATTTGAGACCCGAGAGCCTGCGCAGTTAAGTTTGGAGTTAGTTCAATATTACTCTCAATCATTTCTCCGTTATCAATGTCTATTATCTGCGTGAAGACTTTACCATCTTTTATCGGTTGTAAGAGTATTAAACCCTTTTCTAATAGTATCGGCTCAACTGCATCAATTAAAGCGTTTAAATCTGCGTATGTGTTTTTAAAATGTGGATTCTTAGCATTTTTCTTAACTACTCCTATCTCTTGTTTGGCTGCGTGTATTTTTGCGAATAATTTCATAACTCTTGGTTTTTAAGGTAAATTTCTACTAATTCATTTTGCATCCATTCCTGCTCGAATAATTCTGTAATATCTACGCCAGCAACGTACACCCTTAATACATAAACATATTGACCGTCTTCAGGGAATCTATTGTCGTAGCTATCTTGAAATTCTACTTCTAAATCAATATCTTTATAATTGATAAATGTTGTTTTTGCATGACTAGGAATTAATTTCTTTAAATCCGCTATGCACTCTTCTAGTGTTTTAATTGTGTTTTTCATAATTTATTTGTTTATTGCTTTTAAATACTGTAAATATAATTCATAATTGAAGCTTCCCGTTGTAGCTTCTGCTTGTCCTTTTGATTTCCACCATTTAATACAGATTCCTAAAGGGGGTGCGATGTAAATGTTTTCTAATTTGTTTTGTGTTGCTTTCATAATTTGTGTTTTTATTATT